CGGCGCAGTCGTCGAAATATTTACTTGCGGATTTACGGCACCATAAGCTGTGCCATAATCGGTTGTAGACGGCTGCATCTGGCCGGTCTGACCAAAACCCGAAAATTCTTGGGGCGGGGAAACAGATTCCGGGGCCGCTACTGGCGTGGTTTCTGTAGCCGTTGGCGGAGGAGTAACTGGTTCAAGCTGTGCAGGAGGCGTATAAAATTCATCCACGCCTTCCATCGCAAATTCAAGCAACCCAGTCTCGGGGTTGATCTTCCCAGAACCACCGTGTGCTTTCAACAACGCAGCTTCTCTGGGCGAAATGTGAGCAAGGATAGTATCACCCTTGCGGCCGCGCGAACGAAGGATCTGAGCAAGACCTTTCAGGTCCAAATCAGACATTGCATCGGTCTTTAACGCCTTCGCGAGACTTGCCATGACTAAGTTCCAGACCCATCAGTTTGCCGCAAAGAAGCAGCGTTCCACACATTGCGATTAGACGAACCAGTATCAGACGAACCAAAGTAAGTTCCGCCCGGTTGATACGACAAATCAGGCGATAAACTCAAACCCTGAGCAAGAGCAGCAGTTGAAGGAGAAGGAATGATCCCCGCTCCTGTAGAAGAAACGCCACCACCACTTGGGAATGCAGCACCTAGAGCCAAATTACTTGCCAAACCACCAGCAATTTGACCGCCAATAGATGACGTAGGCTCGTTTGAAAAGGCTGAATACAAGCTAGAGCCAATTCCGCTGGCCGCACCGCCCAAAGCACCGAGTTCAGCCGCAGTGCCAATGTTCTGACCAGTAGCAGCAGCACCAGCAGCACCAGATACGCCGCCTACAATGCCATTACTCAAGCCGCTGCTAAGCGCATCTGAAGTCGTGTATCCCAGTGAAGTCCCCAAAGTGGGAGATACGGTAGATCCGACAAGGTTTTGAACGGTTGGGCTAATAGCACTGCCCACACCACCGCTAATTGCGCCACCAAGCGCACCTTGCCCGATATCACCGCCCTGAACAGCAGCAGATGCAGCACCAGTTGCGGAGCCTACAATGGCTCCTGAAGCGGCGTTAGCAACGGTCGTGATGGCAGACAACGAGCCAGCCGCATCAGCGGCAGCAGCAGCCGTAGGCGCGCTTATAGCGGCAGCAGCGGCAGCCTCACCGCCAAGCGCACTCGCAATAGCCGGAGCAATCAAAGGAGCGGCAACCAATCCGATGCCAGCCGACACAACCGCCAACACAATAGGAGCGATCGTCTTGTTGTGTTTGATTAAACTACTGAGCCAAGACATTAGAGAGCAACCTCCAAAACATAGCCACCCGGTTGAGTCGATTGGCGTATGTTCACGGGGTATTTCTTGGACAACTGCTTAACCGCCATAGCTGCCTGCGGATCTTCAGTTGTTGAAGTAACTCGGTTAATGCCCATGCTCTTGAACGTGTTCAAAGCAGTCACAAACCGCTGCGCAATCTGGTTGGCATCTTCCGTAGATATGACATGCACATCAACCGTGCCTTTAGGCAGAATTTTTTGATCTGGCGTGTAGCCCACCGCAAGAAGCAATGTGTTGCCAATTTGCACCAGTCTTGCTTTTCCAGACTTAGCCAACTGGTTAAGGTTGAGGATAAACTGATTAACGGTCTTTTCGTCAGCACCCGTTGTTTGCATGTACTGCTTGATAATGCTGGCAGGGCCAGTTTCTGACGGCAGCGTTTTGCCGCGCTGGCGTGCAATAGCCCCCATTACGCTTTTGTTAGGGGCGTCTATCTTAGACTGTGCTTCCGCTACTCGTGCCATTAAGAAAGCCCTAACACCGCCGCTATTTGTTGGTGAATCAGCAAATGCTCAGAGAGCCAATCGTAAAAAGAACCCTCGTTGTTGAAGTTCACATCCAACATATTAAACGGATTGCTGAGACCAGTCAGCCCCGCGAACGATTGATGTTCTACCTGATGAGCCTGTAGCCAGTCATCAAGATTATCAGTATCCGCATCCATGAGCGGATATACAGGCACGGAAATGCCCTGAAGGAAAAACGTATCCCTGAACAGGTTGTGCTGAAGCCCGTTCTCGAACAGAAAGCTCTTTAAGCTATCCGTATTGCCAAACTCCACCGCGCTGAGTTGATCGAAATCCATTTGTTCTCATTTGTCCGCTTTGCGGTCTAGCTTGTCGAATATCTGCTTTAGAATATCCTTCACATCAAGAATATCCTGACGATACTCGTTTTTGGTCACATACTTGGTATGGAGATCCTTCTCCAAGTCCTTCAAGTCTTTTTCCAGACTGCGAATTGCGTCCCATACAACCTTCAGCAGCCACCCGAGGACAGCCCCAAAAGAAGCTGCCATTATGTTGATTAGGTTTTGATCCATTTGCGCTTTTGCCCAAACTTTATATTTTCGAGTTATTGTGCGATTTCCGCCTCCTTGCTTTCAATTTGGAGATTGAATTGGTTAACCAATGACTCAATTATTGGCTGAGCAATCCGAAACGGAAGCTCAATTAGAGCGCGTTCTACAATCTGCCATTGCTCTGCTGTAAGAGTGACAGTCATCATTGTTCCTGGCTTTATCATGTTGTGCTATCCGTTAAGATGCCAAGGCTGGCGAGGCCAGCGAGTAGGGAAGTAAGGGCTGCGTTGGCCCCTTTCGACCCTGTGATTGTTGGTTTCGCGGCGGCAGCCCCACCAAAGAAGCCGACGTTACCCGCGATGGTCAACGCGCCACCAAGAGCAGTTGCATGGGTTGCAACGTTGACCGAGATTAGAGGGGTTGTGACATTCTCTAGCATCCAATTTGTGCCGTCATAGGACGCCCAAATTGAACCGTCGCCCGAGAAAGAAAGACGTTGGGTTGCTGCAATCACAATAGAACCCAAGATAGAACCGCCGACCGTTGCATACGTCCCTGATGGGACTGCGAGGGAAAGATCAATTGCGGCGACGGTATAAGTGTCTCTAACCTCAATTCCGCGCTTCATCGTGGAGGTTGTGTCGGTTGAACCATCCGCCGCGCTACGCCTGATACGCAGCATTGTTCCCACGCCAAAAGTTGTATTGGTGGAACTATATTTTCCAAAAATTAAATCAAGGCCGGTTCGGATTCCCTCCGCATTGAAATCATCTGCACCACCCCCATAAACATCAAGCTCAAGACCAACCAAAGATCCCGCAATGCTACTTGGTTGATTGGTTTGATCAGCAGCGGCTATGCCTGCTGCAAACAAAGGAGACATGATGCCGGAACCACCGCTAGGTATTGCCGTGCGATTTGCGGCTCCATGCAGCGCAACATGCTGGCCTGACCCAGTGGCGGTAGAATTAAGCGTAAAGTTTGTGCACCACCCGTAAGAATTAGGAGACCCGCTAACCGTCAAGTTTCCAACAATGTTTGAGTTAACAACAGCGGACCCTCCGCTATGCGTCATATTATAGTCAAAACGAGTTACAGCGTAGTCAGTTGCTTCTGACACGCTTTTTTTGAACATCTTGGAACCTTGCCAAAATGTCTCTGTGACTCCCGGAAGATTGTAATCCGCGATGGGCAATGACCCATCACCATTTGTTGCGCCGTTTGAACTCCAAAGAACTTGTTTTGACCCACTGACTGAAAGAGAAAAATAATATTTGCCAAATGGGATATCAATAACGCTTCCAGCCGTCGCTGCAGTATAGGCCGCATTAAACGCGGCATAATTGTCTGCCACCCCGTTCCCAACGGCACCAAAGTCTTTGACATTTTCCACATCGCCAAAGCGATCCCCCAACGTTCTAGCCGTGGTGCTCCCTGTGGCTGTGATCGGTGTGAGCGATGCGTTCGAGACTCCGGTGCCGCCGTTGGCTGCGGTCAGGGGGGTGGAAAGGGTCAGCGCACCCGTTATGACGGGCGTTGAAAGCGTGACTGAACCATTTCCGATGCCGTTCACGGCATTAAAAATAGTCGTAAAATCCGTATCCAAGTAGGTCAACTGGTTCTGAGTAGTCGTGTTGCCAAAGGTATATGGAACAGTCAGCGGGAGTGTAGTCATTAGAACCTCGCCCTCAATTCATGCTCTGTCTCAAGCGTGTTTATCACAAACCCGCCGTAAGTAGAGGTTATGGTTAACCCGATATATTTGCCCCACTGTTGGGCATCGCTTTTGTAGAGGTAATAACCGTTGGTAAAGTCCCATGGGATAATGGATGAGACGTTGTTGACCCACGGTATAAAAGCGCCAGATGAATTAAACCAAGGCACTTGGTTCGTTAGCGTGTAAATCGGGCTTGAGTTAACTTGACTGTCAACGGTGACGTTTAACACGCCGCTATTGGTCAAAGTGGCTTCAATGCCAAATTTCAGGGCTTGTTTGTCTCGGATAATATCGCCCATAGTCCATAGCGCGCTTTGCACGTTGGACGATATAGAGGCTGTGCTGCTTTGGTATAGCTTAACCAGTGATGTACCATCAGTGCCGTAGATCGAAGGCACCCCACCAACCGGAACGCCGTTAATATATTTGATAGTGCCTTGGCTAGTCAGGAACCATTTTTTGTCAAAAAACACTGCTTGAAGCGGGCGCGTTCCTTGCGCAGGATCTTGGTAGTAAAAATTAAACGCAGCGCAAAGAATGCCGTTCAGCAGCACCTGACCGCCACTTACAGGCTGCGAAAAATCAATGAGCGGAAATATGCCATCCAAAGCGTCAGACAACTTCGTTGTCGTAGAACCCACCAACGCATAAACGCCGTAGTCATTCATAAACAAAACGCTGCGGAAATATGGGAACAAACTGTAGACGCGTTTAGTGCCAACAGACGCACTGACGTTGGTGTTGGTGAAGATCGTTGTGCCGTTGCTCTGAACGCGAACGTCAGAAAACACGTTGATGCTGTCGTCACCAAAAATGTAGAGGAAGTTGTTGGCCGAAAGTAGGCCCTGAATGTTGCCGTGCAGCGTCTCATCGGTCAGCGTCACAGCGCCCGCAGAAACGGTCACAAAGTCGCTGTAAGAGCCTGCGGCGGAGTAATACACCGTGCGCCCTTGAGCCACCCACACGCGCCCCGAGAACGTCGCCACGTCTATGTTTGGGCTAGTGCTGGCAACCGCCGTAGCAATGGCTCCTGAACCCGTAGAATCGGTAATAGAGACAGACGGGTTGGACGTGTAACCGTTGCCCAAGTTAGTCATCACAATCTGCGTGATAACATTGGCGACAACAACCGCTTTGGCAGCCGCATTTGCGCCACCACCACCGGAAATAGTGACCGTGGGAGTGGCGCTATAACCTGTGCCACCGCTTTGAAGGTTTACAACAACAGTGCCGGTCGCAAAGCTAATGTAACTAGCAACCGCAGTTGCGCTTGATCCACCACCACCGCTCAAAGTCACTGTTACCGGCCCTGTGTAGCCAGAACCGGCGTTAGTCAAAGTGATGGAAGATACCGCAGTGCCGGTAAGCGATACCTGGGCCGTAGCTTGAACGCCGTTTGCGTCATTCGGCGCGCTAATAGATACAGACGGTGCGCTAGTATAGCCGGTTCCAGGGTTGGTAATTGCGATCGTGCCAACGGAGCCAATGGCGACTACGTTATTACCATTCCAACTATACAACCCGTTTGCCGGGTCAAGAATCAACAAACGCTCATTTTTCCATTGAGCCGAGCGCAATCCCGATCCACTAAACTTACCCGCAGATGCAATAGTGCCTTTAGTCGCCGTTTGGATATTAAAATTCTCAGCTGCGCCGTTGCTCTGGAATGAAAGCAAGTAGTCAGACAAATTGATATTAGACGACGTAAAATAAGTTGTCGCCGTGGTCCAGGTAACTACATTGCCGCCGCTGTTTGTGACTGAGATCTGAGCCGGGACAATCTTAAGATTGCCTGAACCAATAGGCATCGCATTCTCAAGCCACGAAAATTCGTTCTCAGGAATTGCCGTGCGATTGGCGTGAGTATTGATACCCCTAAAGTCTTTTATGACCAGATACTGTTTGCGCTGCTCTGCCGACGCCATAGGTTAATACCCTGAGCTATACGGATTAGGCAGCCTGCGCGTAAATGTGCCAGAAAGCACGTTCTGCACTTTTTTGATGTATTCGTTCTTGAAGATCTCGGACTCGCCGTAAGACTGCTCTTTGTATTTGGCAGTATGGCAAGCGTAGTAAGCCACTGGAGAAGTCCAAGGATCGGGAATAGGGTCTACGTCCGACAAGTTTACGAGCGGCACTGGCTCAATAACCGTGTCGATTTCCATTGCATAAACTTGGTCAGGCACCGGACCAAGGTAAAAGGTCTGAGTGCCATACATGGTGAACGCGATTGGGCGTCCAATGTAGTTCTGCCAATAGCGAAGCTGCGCGTTGAAATCACTCCACGCCAGATAGCGCAAAGGAACGCGGCTGTTGCCCCAATACAGGTTGATGTTCACAATATCCATCGTCTGCGCACCCTGCGGCATTGATGAAAACGTGTAGATCTCTTGGCTGGTGACGGTATTCAACATCTGAATGGTGCGAAGGCAGCCGGTATCGCGCACCAAGCGATTTCTCGCTTCGTTGATGTAGTCAGTCAGTTCATTGGTCGAATAAAAGTTGGCGTTAGCGTCGTGCAGAAGCCTCTGGCACTGCGTAATGTAGTTTTGAAGCGTCGTGGACATGCGCCCTCCTCATTATCGAGTGGCGTGAAGCGTCTTTACTCCCCCAACAACCCTGTGACGGGCTGAAGGGGGAGCATTGACCGTCGCCGGGGACAACGAACGACGATTCTGAGGCGCATCCTCACTGATTTGAATCTCAGCAAGGCGCACCAATCCCTGCGGAACGTCATTTGACGTTTTAACCCAGCCCAAACGGGTCAAAAACGGCGCTTTATCTTCAATCTGATAGCCAAAAGTAGCGCGGGCCACTTCTACAGGAACTTCAACAGAGGTCTGAGGCGGAAATTTGAAAATTTCCCCGTCCCAAGAACCCTGCAAGAAGTCAGAACCCGTATTAGTGACCCACACTTTGTCCATCAGAAACTTACCACGTCGCCCCAAACGCTAATGTTCACCGAGGTATTGGCGACAGCAACGCCAACCTTAACGAACAAAGCATTTGCAGTGTAGGCAGTAGTGGCCGCACCGGAGGCAAGCGTCAGGTCTTGCCAAGTATTGGCAGCAGTGACGTTACCTAGCGTCTGCCCAGCAGCCGTCGTCACCGCGTTTGACGTGTTACCGTCGTTGCTGGTGAGGATGGTCACATTGGCAGTAGCCAAAGACGGAACTGTGCCGCCCGCAGTGTTGGCAGGGTTTGTCACCGTAATGCGACGGATGATGTAAGAGCCAGTGCTACCAACGCCGCCCGAAAGAATCGGGAGGGTCGCAACCGCATTGCCAGTGCTTGCCAACGAAGTCGCTGGCGAGAAAGACACACGAAAAGACCCAAAAGCGTCTTGGTAAAACTGACCTACGGAATCAGGATTAGCCATCGGTCACTCCTTTAGGAAGTGAAGGTTCCAGAAGCCGCCTGACCGCCATTCACCGTCAACAACGTGACCGTCTGAGTGCCGGTGACGGCGTTCGCGCGGACGTTGAAACCGTCAGAGAACAGAACGCCGCCAGTGTTGTTAGCAAGGAGCGTGCTCCAGCTATTCGCACTACCAGTGTAGTTGTTCACCTCAATGGTGACGTTAGCAGACGGAAGCATGAGATACATGCCAGCCGGGACAAACTGCGAGTTAAGCATCGCAGTCGAGTTGCCCGCGCCAACATTCGCCACCGATACCGGCTGAAAATACGCCGCCGCCGAGTTGGCGCTGACGTTGTTGACGAGGATCTTGTTAAGAGCGAGTGCCATTGACTAACTCCTTAGATCGAAAGGCTGTTGTAGCCGGTGACTTTGGTCATAGAACGCGGCTTGGTGTTAACCAATTCCGCAATCATCAGAACCGCACCGACATAACCAATTTGCCAATTCGGCAAAGTGGACTCAAAACCCGTAAACACAAACGAACCCTGCTCATGGATATAGAGCGACAAATAGTTTGTGTTCAGGAAGTAAACCGTGCCTTCAGGGCAATACGGGTCCGGGTAAACCGGAACGCCGGCAACCATCAAAGCGCGGAACGCAGCCTGCGGGCCATTGGCATCAGTGTCAAAGCCGTGACCTGGCGTAATGACATACTGCTCCTGACCAACATAGTCCTGCGCCAGAAGTGTCCAAGTGCCAAAGCCGCAAACCGCAAAGGTCGGAACTTCAGCGCCATTCTTCACGGTGCCGGAAATGTATTGCAAGATGTTCTGACGAGTCGGGTTCACCGAACCAGCCGCATACACCTTCGAGCGCCACCAAGTGTTCTGAGTGGTCGAGCGAGTGATGTTGCCGTAAGTCGCAGTGCCAGTGCCATCATCAACCGCGGCTGGCAGCCCAATAAACTGCTGCGTGTTGGTCGTGTTGTTGTAAAGCGCCGTCGCCATCGCATCCATCATCACGTTGGTCGCATCGTTCATGCGAGCCTCAATGAGCGGAATAACAGCATGATCCTGCTGAACCGCACCTTCCATGCCCAGGAACGGCACGGGAGCGATCATCAACTTTAGGTTAAATTCAGCGTCGAACGCGCCTTGCTGGACGCTCGGCTGGCTGAACGAACCGCTGTAGTCAGACCATTGCGCGTTGACAAACTGCGAACCCTGCACCGGCACGGTAACAGAAGACACACCGCCAGAAGCAACCTGACTGTTCGAGATCAACGCCGCAAGAAGCGGAGTCGAGTTGTAGATTTGAACAACCAGCTTGGGAATAAACGCACGCCGCGTGACATAAGTCAGCTCGGTATACTGCGTTGATCCCGTCGCCGGAAGAATGCCACCACCAATAGGCATGGTTTATCTCCGAAAAAAATTAAGTCCCCTACAAAACGTCAAATGCCAATGGGTCGCGTGGGTTTGCGCAACTCATTAAAAGCCTTTGCCGCTTCATTCCTTGCAGCCATCTGCGGGTTTTTCCAGAACGCCGAAAGCGTAGTCTTGGCAGTGTCGTCCATCACGTTCCGGTTATAGGAAGTGGGAGTCGGCGCGGCCTGTTCACGCATCCAGCGATGGTAATCCGCTGCGGTTTCGTGAGAAGTAATACCCTTCTCCAACATGATCTTCTCCACTTCCTCGATCTCGCTTTCGCTTTTCACCATGCCTTTTTTCATAAGGTTGGTGCGGCGACGCTCAAGATCTTCAAGAGCCTCTTTTTCCTGAAGCCTAGCTTCAAGCTGACGAACACGGGCGTCTGAAGCGTCAATCGCACTCGTGGTGCGATCTTCAATGTCGATTTCCGGGATCGTCATGTCAGGCTTGGCTTTTTTGGTCAGACGCAAAAAGTCTTTGCGAGTGGCCGGATTTTCAGCAAGCTGACGCGCCAAAGCCGCGAGTTCATCGCGGGCTTCCGGCGAAAGATCTTCGAGAGAAGGCATGTCTGTCCCCTAACCTATTCAGATGACTTTATGCCCGTCGCCGGGCTTCTTGATCGACAGGTTGTTCTTCGGTCCAGTCTTGGACGCAGAAGAAAGCCCACCAAGATGCGCGTAGCGCGGCGGGTTGTAGATTGGACCATGCATCTGCTGGTCGCTAGTCGGGCGGCGGATGACACCAGCGCCCCTCGGCTTGAAAAGTTCCATGATCTTATCCTTGCATGGGCGGAGCGCCGCCACCGGGCGGCATTGGAGGCATACCACCGGGCATACCACCGGGCGGCATGGGCGGAGGAGCGCCAGGAGGCGCACCGGGCATCGGCGGAGAAGCCGCCATAGCCCTAGCTTCAGGACTGCCACCGCCTGCATTTGGCAGGGTTTGCAGCATCTGAAGAA